TTCGACTCTCCTTTGCTATTTATTAGAGAATAAAAAACCTTCCTACCTAGTTTAGGTTTTATCAATACTAAAAAATAACTAACACAATTTAAAAAACATGGCAGAATCAATTATCTCTCCAGGGGTATATACAAGGGAAAATGACATCTCTTTTATCCAACCAGCACCCATTGCAGCCGGAGCAGCATTTATTGGACCAACAGTAAAGGGACCTGATAATCAGCCTCTTATTGTTACTTCCTACAATGACTATGTAAGAAAGTTTGGAGAAACATTCACATCAGCTTCAAGCACTTATGAATTTCAAACATCAGTAGCTATTAAAAGCTACTTCTCACAAGGTGGACAAACAGCATTAGTAACGAGAGTTGTATCAGGATCTTATACAACAGCAGCTAATACAAACATTACAGGAACTACTGGTGTTAACAGAGCAACAGGATCAGGTACATTTACTGCAGCAGCAGTAGATGGTCAAAGATATGATATTGTAACTGGCACTAGAACCTACAGCTTTATTGCAAGTGGTAACCCAGTACCTGCAGATATTACAGGAAGTGACATTTGGTTCTTTTCAACTGGATCAACAGCAACACTTACAGCTACTAATTTAGTACTAGAAATTAACACAGCTTACCAAAACGTTACAAACTTCCCAGTAAGCGCATCAAGCGCGGGAGCAGTGTTAGCACTATCTGGATCAGCAGTAGGAACTGCATATAATGGAATTACTTTCCTCACAGGATCAACTGCAGCAGAGACTCCAAACTTTACTTTAATTACTTTAGGTGGAGGTACCGACGGAGCATCAGCAACATTCCCTTTTACTATTGCAACTTTAGGAGAAGGAATACAATATAATAACTCAACAGCAGCATCTGATTCAGGAGCTCAAAACTCAGATGGATCACTAGTATCGGGATCAGCTGATAACTTACGTTGGGAAGTTGCAAATGTAAACACAGCATTGGGTAGTTTTAGCCTACTGGTTAGACAAGGAGATGACAATACGAACAATAAAACAATCCTTGAAACATTTAACAACTTATCGTTAGATCCTAATTCTGATAACTATTTAGAAAAAGTAATTGGTAACCAATACATGACTGTAGGTACTGATGCATCATCAGGAGTATCTTACAATTACTTAAACGGAACCTACCCTAACAGATCAAACTTCATAAGAGTATCTGCAGTAAATTTGTCAACACCAAACTACCTAGCAAACGATGGTGTAACAGTCAACACAAACTCAGCGGGAGTATCCTTCTCAACCTACTTACCAAGAGTAGCCTCAGGATCATTCCACGGAGCATTGGGAGCTGTTAAATCAGGGGCAAAATTCTTTGCAGACATACAAAGTGATAGTACAAATATCCAAGGATTAGTTGGAGCAAACTACACAACTGCAATCTCATTATTGTCAAATAAAGACGATTATCAATTTAACATCATTTCTACACCAGGTTTAATTTACCAAAATGGAGCTAGTTATGCAGGAGCAAAATCAGTCCTTGATTCAATTGTTTCTTTAGCAGAATCTAGAGGAGACTGTATCGCAGTAGTTGACTTAGTAGAACCAACATCACTAATTTCAGATGTAACTACACAAGCAATCTCATTAAACAGTTCTTATGCAGCCACTTACTGGCCACATGTACAAATCCAATCAGCTACAGGTAGAAACGAGTATATCCCTGCAGGAACAATTATTCCAGGAGTATATGCTTTTACAGATGCAGCTTCAGCACCATGGTTTGCACCAGCAGGTTTAGTACGAGGAGGTTTGCCTGGAGTAATCCAATCAGAAAGAAAATTAACTAAGGGTGAAAGAGATACTCTCTACGCAGCCAAAGTTAATCCAATTGCAACATTCCCTGGAACAGGAATTTCAGTATTCGGACAAAAAACTTTACAAACTAAAGCATCAGCTTTGGATCGAGTAAATGTTCGTCGATTGTTAATTGCTCTTAAGAAATTTATTGGTGATCAAGCACGTAACTTAGTATTCGAACAAAATACTATCACTACTAGAAATAAATTCTTAGCAACAGTTAATCCTTACTTAGAATCAGTAGTACAACGTCAAGGACTATATGCTTACCGAGTAGTAATGGATGATAGCAACAACACACCAGACTCAATTGACAGAAACCAATTAGTAGGTCAGATCTTTATTCAACCAACCAAAACTATTGAGTTTGTAGTGTTAGATTTTACAATCGAACCTACAGGAGCAACGTTCGGATAATAATTAAAAAACACACATATTTATAATTAAATAAATAAAATAAGATGGCAGTATTAGATCCAAACGAAATAATGTTCAGAGCCTTTGAACCAATGGTTCAGCACAGGTTTGTAATGTATATAGATAGTATCCCAGCATTCATGGTTAAGAATGTAAAAGCACCTAACTTTACAGATGGTGTTATTAAACTTGACCACATTAACTCTTACCGAAAAGTAAGAGCCAAAAGAGAGTGGCAAGATATGGATATGACTTTGTATTCACCAATCACTCCTTCAGGAGCACAAGCCGTAATGGAATGGGCTCGTTTAGGATACGAATCAGTAACAGGTAGAGCTGGTTATTCAGATTTCTACAAAAAAGACTTAACTTTAAATGTGTTAGGTCCTGTTGGAGATATCGTAGGAGAGTGGATTATAAAAGGAGCTTTCCTTACTAAAGGTGACTTTGGTCAATTTGACTGGACATCAGCTGATGGTATTGTAGAGATTGGAATTTCAATAGCAATGGATTACTGCGTCTTAAATTATTAGAGCTGTATACTGAACTATTGGTTTATAAAATTAATGCCTATTTATAGTAAAGTAAATAGGCATTTTTTTATGGAACAATATTTTAAATTAATTAGACAGGTACTACAAGAGGGTAGGAATAAAGGTCAAGGAACTTACTACGAAGCACATCACATAGTCCCTAAGAGCTTTGGTAAGAAATCAACAACAGTGCTGTTAACTCCTGAAGAGCACTTTACAGCTCATAAAATACTGGCAGAGTATTGGAAAGACCATTCAACCTACGGTAAAAAAATGCTTTGGGCTTTTCACAGAATTTCTTATGATGGGAAAAGGAAGTTAACTAAAGAAGAGTATGGAGATGCTAGGAGAATTTTACAAGACTTGTGGAAAAGTGAAAAAAGCATTCCACATAAAGAAAAGATATCAATTGCACTGAAAGGAAACACAAATAACTCTTCAAGAGTGTTTAAGGGAATGAAATCAGACATGACAGAGGAAGGGAAAGCTTCTTTATCAAAAAAAACAACAGAAAGACAAGTAGGTAGTAAGCAGTGGACAAAAGGTCCCTATACAGTAACATTTGACAATGGAAAGACAGTAACCAAACAATCGTACCCAGACCTATCTAAGGAAGTAGGAATAGCTTACGCTACACTACAGCACAGACACAAACACAGTCCAGGAGTCTTCAAAAAAGGATGGAAGATAGAGTAGTCCAGGCTTTGTTGTTTTATAAAAGTTTTTTCGATATATTTATATATGAAACTAGTTACTAACAAATAAAATTTATGGAACAAAAGCAGAAATTTCCTACCGAAATGGTAGAGTTGCCTTCAAAAGGATTACTATATCCAAAAGATTCCCCACTTGCAGCAGGTACAATCGAAATGAAGTACATGACAGCCAAAGAGGAAGACATCCTAACAAATCAAAACTACATCCAACAAGGAACAGTTATTGACAAATTACTCCAATCACTTATTGTAACTCCAATTACATATGGAGATCTATTGGTAGGAGATAAGAATGCAATCCTAATTGCTTCTCGTATTTTAGGTTATGGAAAAGATTATGAGTTTGAATATGGTGGAGAAAAGCACATGGTAGATTTATCCGAAGTTAAACACAGAGAAATTAACTACGACTTACTAAAATCAGGTAAAAATGAATTTGCATTCACCATGCCTGCAACTGGAACAAACGTTACGTTTAAAATCCTAACTCATGCTGACGAATTGTCAATTGATCAAGAAATAAAGGGATTACAAAAACTTTACAAAGATTCATCAGCACAACTTACTACAAGACTAAAAAGAATAATTACGTCAGTAGAAGGAGACAAAGAACCTAAAGTAATTAGAGATTTTGTAGACAACTACTTACTTGCAAGAGATTCTAGAGTGTTTAGAGAACACATCAAGCAAGTCCAACCTGACGTAGATTTAAAGTTCTATCCAGAGAACGGACCAGATGGAGGGGTCGATATTCCAATTGGAATTACCTTTCTTTGGCCTGACGCCGGAGTATAGAGCAGCTCTGTTTAACCAACTTCATGACATAGTTTTCCACGGAAACGGAGGATACTCTTTTGAAACAGTATATAGTTTTCCAATATGGCTACGAAGATTTACACATAGAACGATGGTTGAATATTACGAAAAGCAAAACAAAGAACAAGAAAAAGCATCAGGACAAAGCTCCGTTTTACAGAACGGAAAAATTAAAGCACCTGACTATAGTACTAAAGCCCGTAATTAATATGGGCTTTA